GGGCGGGGCGAAGCAGTACGCCAACACCCGCCAGAACCGACGCCAGCAGCGGGTGGGCCGGACGTACAAGACCGCCGGGAGCAAAAACAACCCGGGCGGTGACACCTGGTACTGGCGGTTCCTCGAGCTCGGCACCCAGCGCCAGAGTGCCCAGGAGTTTCTGGTGCCGGCACTGCAGGAGAACGCGCAGCTCATCGAGGGACTGCTCGCCGAGTACCTCGAGCGCGAGATCGAGAAGCTGACACCCAATGTACCCACCGCTGTTTGAAGCTTGCGCCGGCGATTCGAGCGTCTCCGGACTGCTCGAGGACGCGACCGGCCTGCGCCTGTACCCGTTCGGCGAGGCGCCGCAGAAGGCGGTGTTGCCGTACGCGGTGTGGGCGATCGGCAGCGGCGAGCCCGAGAACTATCTTGGCGCGGCGCCGGACGCGGACGCGATCACGACGCACCTGGACGTATACGGGGCGACGGCTGCCGAGGCCCGCGAGGTGAGCGACGCACTCGTCGCCGTGCTCGAGGCCCTGGCGCACGTCGTCTCCTGGGATGGCGAGGGCCGCGACACGGAGACCCGCGCCTACCGCAAATCGTTCACGGTCGACTGGATCGTGAATCGCTGACCAACCTGTTTCGACCACAGACCACTGCTGACGAGAGGTATTTTCGATGGCCATGAAAACCCAGGGCACCAAGCTCTATTTCATCGACCCGGACGGCGATGTCATCACGACGGTCGGCTGCATCACCGGCATGACGGGCTTGACCGCGGCGCGCGACCAGATCGAGACGACCTGTCTCGACTCGGACGCCCGCACCTACGAGCCCGGCATGGCGACGCCCGGTGCCGCGTCGTTCACGATCAACTTCGACACTAGCGACGCGAGCCATGTGCGCATGCACGAGCTCTATCGCGCCGGCACGAAGCTGCAGTGGGCGCTCGGCTGGTCCGATGGCACCCTGCCGCCTTCGGGCGCGTCGGGCGGACAGTTCAACCTGCCGACCAGCCGCTCCTGGATCGAATTCGAGGCCTACATCAGCGACCTGCCGTTCGACTTCGCGCTGAACAGCGTCGTCAGCAGCAATATCTCGGTCCAGGTGTCGGACTTCCCGATCCTGCACCCGAAGGTCTGATCCGAGGCCGGCATGGATCTGAAAACGCTGAGGGAGAAGGGCGGGTTCGTCCCGTCCGTGCCCGAGAAACGGGAAGTGTCCTGGACCCACATCGCCGAAGACGGAACCGAGGTCACGGATACCTTCACGGTGTTCATCCGCAAGGTCTCCTGCGGCGTGATCGATCGCATACAGGCAGCGGCCCGCGCCGCGGTTACGGGTGGCGGCCCCGGCATCAGCCAGCGTGCGCTGGTGATCAGCGAGGCCGTGCTGCTCGGCGAGGATGGCACGGAGCGGCTGACGTACGCCGAGGCCGAGGCGCTCGATCCGTCGCTGGCCGAGGTCCTGACCGGTGCCATCAATGCCGTGAACGGCGGCGAGGCCTCCTCAAAAAACTGACGGCCGCCGATGAGTTCTGGCACGAGCTCGTGCTGAACGGAGTCGGCGGCAGGACGATCGAGGAAGCCAAGGAGCGCATGTCCTTCGTCGAGGCTCAGCAGTGGTCAGCCTATCTGGCGCGACGCGGGTCGCTCCACATGGGCACACGTCTCGAATGGGGATTCGCGCTCATCGCCGCGGCGATCAACAACGCGATGGGTGGTCAACGGTCGCAGGCGGAATTCATGCCGCACTTCCAGGCGGACCAGGAGCCGGCTTCGATCGCCGATGCAATGAAGATCCTCGCAGGTAAGAAGTAGTGACAACACTCGGGCGCGTCAAAAGGCTCACCGGAGATCGCGTGCGCGCGACCTTTAATTACGTGCCGGAGAGCGGCCGATTGATCCGCGTCGCGCGCGGTCGAGGCGCACGAGTTGGTGTGGAGATCGGCCACATCGTCGCCGGCGGTTATCGGCGCGCCCCCTACCTCGGCGGCAATGTGATGACCTCCCACCTAGTCTGGATCTGGCACCACGGCTCAGCGCCGGCAGGGATTTTGACCCACATCAATGGCGACCCCGCCGATGATCGGATCGAGAACTTGGCCGTGAAGGCGAAGCCGATCAATGTCATCGCCGCGGGTGCCTCGCTTCTGACCCATCGCCAGCGACCTGAAAAGCGGGCGGCTGGAATCTATGAAATTGTCCAGATAGGAACCGATCGTCGCTACGTTGGTAGCGCCACGGACCTCGCGAAGCGGTGGCGTCAGCACCTGGCGCACCTTGAGCGCGGGCAGCACCACTCGGTCGCGCTGCAAAGAGCTTGGAACAAGCACGGGCCTGAGGCGTTCGGATTCCGCACTTTGATCCGCTGCGATCGGCGTCACCTGATCTTCTACGAGCAGCGCGCGATCGATGTGCTGCGCCCGAAACTCAATTGCGCGCCGAAGGCAGGGTCGCAGCTCGGGTACACACACACCGCCGAAACTATCGGGAAGATGAAGGCGGCCGCAGTTGGTCGTCCGAGTTCGTTCAGGGGTCGCAGGCATTCCACTGACTCCTTGCGCATGATGTCTGAGAACCGGAAAGGCAAAGGAACCGGGCCATATTCGGCAGAGCGGATCGCCAACACCGCGGCAGCGATGAGAGAAAGCAAGAACGCCCTGAATGAATCTCAGGTTCGGAGAATTAGAGAAATGAAGCGCTCCGGCGCGCCGCATGCCGATGTCGCTCGCGAGATTGGCTGCAGCTATTGGGCGGTCGCCGACGTTGTCCGTGGCAAGACCTTCGCATGGGTAAATGATCGTGGCTAGCAGAAATCTCGGCGCGCTAACTGTCGACTTAATTTTGCGCGCGGGCGGCTTCAAGAAAGGCGCGGACCAGGCGACGCGCGAGATGGACGCGCTCACCCGGAAGATGAAGTCCGGGTTCCGCACGCTGCAGGGCGTCATCACGGGTCTCGTGGCTGGCGTCGGGTTCGGCAAGATCGTCCAGGCGACGATCGAGGCCGAGCAGGCGACGGCCAAGCTCGAGCAGGTGCTCAAGTCGACGGGCGGCGTCTCCGGGTTCACCTCGAAGCAGCTGCAGGCGGTCGCCGGCCAGCTGCAGCGCGTCACGGCGTTCGGCGATGACGCCGTCGTCGCCATGCAAGCCGTGCTACTCACGTTCACGAACGTGCGCGGCGACCAGTTCACAGCCGCCACCGAAGCCGTGCTCGACCTGTCGACGGCGCTCAACATGGACCTGCAGTCCGCGGCGCTGCTGGTTGGCAAGGCGCTCAACGATCCGGTGAAGGGTGCGACGGCGCTGCAGCGCTCGGGCGTCCAGCTCACCGCGTCGCAGAAGGACCTCATCAAGTCCCTCATCGAAACTGGCGAGGTTGCGAAGGCCCAGGAGGTCATCCTCAAGGAGCTCGGGGTGCAGTTCGGCGGCCAGGCGCGCGCGATCCGGAACACCTTCGGCGGCGCGCTCAAGTCCGTGCAGAACGCCTTCGGCGACCTGCTCGAGGTGAACACGGGCGTTCCGGCGGTTACCGAAGCGGTCAACGAGCTCGTGAAGGTGCTGCAGGATCCGCAGACGAAGGCATCTGCCGACACGCTGTTTTCCGGCATGATTCTCGCGAGTCAGAAAGCCGTCGAGGGTCTGACGGCGGCCGCGGGTGCCGCGAAGTTCGCGGGCGAGGAAATCGCGGCGATCCGCTTTGGTGCCGCGGCGGGCGACGCTGTCCGCATCGATCAGGACATCGCGAAGGTTCGATCAGCGCTCGAGAACCCCTCGGAGCGGCTGCGGTTCTTCGGCCGCGAGGGCATCGTCGAGTGGTGGTCCGAGGATGAGCTGCAGGCCGAGCTGAAGCGGCTGGAGGGCCTGTTGAGGGACTACGGCCAGAACATTGAGGCGCCGTTCGTGAAACCGGAGCCGACGAAGAAAGACGATCCATACAACCTTGGCACGGGCGGCGACGGCAAGCCGGCAGCGAAGCCTGCGCGCGACACCGCCGACGCTCTGCGCGACCAGGCCAAGGCCTACCAGGACGTCTACGCGGCGGGCATTGCCGCGATCGAGGGACTGCGCACGCCCGTCGAAGATCAGATCGCGCAGTACCAGGAAACGAAGTACGCGCTCGAGCAGCTCGCAGCCACCTACCCGAACCTGGCCGACCAGGCTGCCGCGGCGCTCGCCCGCCTCGAGATGGAGGGACTCGAGCCGATCACCATCACGGCCGAGCGGATCTTCCCGGAGAAAGAGCAGGAGCAGCTCAGCGTGTTCTTTGAGGAGGCCAGCCGCAACGTGCAGGGCATCCTGGCCGACTTCATATTCGATCCGTTCGAGAGTGGCATCGAAGGGCTCGTCGACTCGTTCGCGAAGATGCTGCAGCGCATGGCGGCCGAGGCCATCGCGGCGGACATCGCCGGCAAGATCTTCGGCACGGGTGGCGTGAGCTCCGGGGGCGGCTGGCTCGGCAAGGCGGCCGGCGTCTTGGGCGGACTGTTCGGCGGTGGGTCCGCAGCCAGCTCCAGCATCGGCACGATCAACGGCTTCGACTTCGCGTCGATCGGCCTGGCGAGTGGCGGCTACACGGGCGACGGCAGCAAGTTCGAGCCGGCCGGCATCGTGCACGCCGGCGAGTTCGTGACGCGCTCCGAAGTGACGCGACAGCCAGGCGCGATGAGTTTCCTCGAGTCCTTCAACCGCGTCGGCATGCAGGCGCTGCAGTCGTTGCCCGGGTTCGCCGCGGGCGGGCTCGTGGCCGCGATGCCTTCGCCGATCCGCAGCCCGACGCTCGGCATGCGCTCGGCGAGCATGACCGTCCAGAACAACTTCACGATCAACGCACCGAACGGCACCGTCTCGCGGGCCACGGAACAGCAGATCGCGGCGGCCGCGGCGCGCGGTGCTTCCCGCGCCAACGGCCGGAATAACTGATGTTTCTCGAAACGCCACGCTTCCCAGGCTGCCCGCGCTACGGGTTCGTCTCCGAGCCCATGTACTCGGTCACCACGATCGAGCGGGCGAGCGGTGTCGAGCGACGCAACCGCAACTGGGCGTACCCGCTCACTCGCATCACACTCACCGTGGGGCCGAGCGAGGGTGGCGATCCGGCCGTGCAGGAGCTGCTGCGCTTCTATCACGCGGTCGGCGGCCCGGCTTACGGGTTCCGGGTCAAGGACTACACCGACTTCAAGTCGTGCGCGGTCGGCAGCAGCCCAGCATCGACCGATTGCCCGCTGCTCGCGGTCGTCGGCGAGAGCCCGGCGGAGTATCAGCTCGTCAAGCGCTACACCTACGGTGTGCTGTCACAGGACCGGCCGATCCTCAAACCGGTGAGCGGGACGATCCTGATCGCCGACGGTGGCACGCTCAAGACCGAGACCACGCACTACACCGTCGACTACACGACGGGGCGTGTGTCGCTGTTGTTCACGCCCGCCGGGACTTTGACCTGGGGCGGCGAGTTCGATCTGCCGATGCGCTTTGACGGTTCTTTCCCGGTCGAGATCATCAGTCACCGACAGCAGGCTGTCTCGTTCTCGCTCAAAGAAATCCGCGTCAGCGCGGATTAGCCAACAGTCTGCGAGGTGATGATGAGCCCAGAAAGCATGACGCGATTTCGCGTGCCACTCGGGTCATTAATTGTCGACGGCGCCCTGGTGCTGTCGCTGGTGTTCTCGACGGGGCAGATGATGGAACGGTTCGACCAGATGGACCGTCGCATGCAGCAGCTCGAGCACTTGGAGGCGGCAACCCGTCTGAACGCTCTCGAGATGCGCTCCGCACAGATGGAGCGTTACCAGGCCGAGCTCAAGGTCGACATCGTGAAGCGACTCGACCGCATCGAAACGCTGCTGGACGACGCTGCTCGGCGGCCGTGAGGGCGTACGTCGCCGTCCGCGAGGCCCCGCACTACCGGCGGGACGCCTTCTGCGACGGCCTGCGTGCCTGCGGCTACGAGATCGGGCCCATAGACCCACGTCCCGGCAACGCGCTGCTGATCTGGAATAGGTACGGCGCCGGTCATCAGATGGCGCTGCAGTACGAGGCCGCCGGCGGGACGGTCATCGTCGCTGAGAATGGCTACCTCGGCCGCGAGTGGTCCGGCAAGGTCTGGTACTCGCTGGCGCTCAACTGGAACGCCGGCGCGGGCCGCTGGCCGATCGGCGGGCCCGAACGTGCGGACATCTTCGACGCCGACTGGTGGCCGTGGCGCACGGGTGGCGATTACGCCCTGGTGCTCGCCCAGCGCGGCATCGGCTCCCCGCCAGTGGCGCAGCCCTCGGGCTGGCATCAGCGGGCCGCGAAGCAGCTGCAGGCCATGGGGCACCGCGTCGTCGTTCGCGGGCACCCGGGCGCCAAGCAGCACAACGAGACCCTGTATCCCCAGCTCGCCGGCGCGAAGTTCGTCGTCACCTGGGCGAGCGGGGCGGCGATCAAGGCGCTGCTCTACGGCGTGCCGGTCTATCACGGCCTGCCGCAGTGGATCGGCGCACCGGCGGCCCGGCCCTTCGGCAAAACGCTCGGCGAGCCCTTCCGGGGCGATCGCGGCGAATTTCTGACGCGCCTCGCCTGGGCGCAGTGGACGGTCGAGGAGATCGGGTCTGGTCACGCCTTCCGTCACCTGCTACGCGGACCATCGCAAGCCGTACAGCCTGAGTCTCTGCAACGCACTGGCTGACGGCTGCGGCGGCCAGGTCGTCATCGATTGGCAGGCGCGGGGTAACATCGGGTTCATTTCCGGCATGGCCGCGCGCCAGGCGGCGCTGATGCAGCCCGGCGTCCTGCCGGACTGGTATCAGGTCGACCACGGCTACTGGCGCCGCGGCGAGTATTACCGGATCAGCCACAAGCGGCTCTGGTGCGACGGCCGGGGTCAGCCTGATTTCGCGCGCCTGGACTTGCTCGGCGTCAACGTGGCACCGACGCGCACAGGCGGCCGGCACGTCCTGGTCGCGATGCAGTCGCCCGGCTTCTACCAGCTCTGGGCCGGCACCTCCCCGGTGTGCTTCAGCGAGCGCATCACGAAGAAGGTCCGGCAGCACACCGACCGGCCGATCGTGTTCCGGCAGAAGCCGAACCGCTGGGGCCGGCTGCAGCCGATCGAGGTCGCGCTGCGGGACGCCTGGCTGGTGATCACCCACTCATCGGCCGTGGCGCTCGATGCGCTGGCCGCCGGGGTGCCGGTGATCGTCACCGAGGCGACGTTCTGCGCCGCCCGCCTCGGGACGTTGTGGGAACAGATCGAGAACCCTTACCGACCGACGCAGGACGAGCGCCGCGACCTGTTCGCCCGTATCGCCGGTCACCAGTGGACTCTCGCAGAGATGCGCTCTGGCGAGGTCTGGGAGCGTCTGAAGCCGTGAAGGTCGTCTATTACCACGCCGACGCCAAGCCCCTGTGGGACGCGCCGGCCGGACTGTACAAGCGGATCGCCGAGAAGTTCCTTCGCAATTGCGAGGAGCTCGACCTCGAGGTGATTCACCTGACGCTGCCCGGCCACGAGGGCTGGGGGCACCGCACCATACGCTTCAGCGGACTCGACCCGGCCGAGGTGGTCTACAATCGCGAGGTCTGCTTCTCGACGTTCCTCGCTGAGGCAGGCACGGACGATTACCTGTTCACGGAGCCGGACTCCGAGATCCTGCGGCCGGTTCAACCGACTGAAGCCGACTGCATGCTGCTGTATCGGCAGGACAGCGGGCCGCACATCTGCCCGGCGCTGCGCCTGGCGCGTCGATCTGCGCTGCCGGTGTTCGAGCGGGTCCTCGAAGCCATCGAGCCGATGACGACCGACCGCAAGGCCTGGCACGGCGACTCGATCGCCTTCGCCGATCTGTACACCGCGCTCGGCCAGCCCACGGCGCCGGGCACCTATGCGCTCGGCGACGTCTCGATCGAGCTGCGCCGCTACGCCGAGTACATGAAGGGCCCGGCGATGCGCTTCTGGAAGAACAGCCAGAAACTGCAGATGGTCGTCTGAGTGGGCCTCGGCGACGAGCTTTTGGTCCTTGGCCAGGCGCGCCGCGCTGGCTGCAAGGTGCAGATCCACGGCAAGGGCGGCGTCCGGCGCTGGCACTGGCTCTGGGAGCGGGCGCCGTACGTGGCGCGACTTGGCGAGCCGGGCGAGTTCCCTGCGATCGTGAACGGCCCGAGCTGCCGGCCCTACATCGACTACAAGCGCACCACGAAGGACCGCTGGGCGTTCACCAGCTGGCGGGCGAGCCCGGGCGAGCTGTTCGACGTGCGCCCGGACCCGCGCGCCGAGGGCCTCGTGCTCGTCGAGCCGCACATCAAGGCCACGGCGAGCCCGAACAAGCAGTGGGGCCGATGGCAGGAGCTCGTCCACGACTATCCGGACGTGCCCTGGGCGCAGCTCGGCAACCCGGGCACGAAGTGGCTCGCCGGCGTGATCAAGCTCGAAACGCGCGACTTCGCCGACGCCTGCAACTTGATGGCTGGCTGCGCCACGGCCGTGCTGCCCGAGGGCGCGCTGCACCACGTCGCCGCCGCGCTCGGCCGGCGGGTCGTCGTGCTGTTCGGCGGTTACCTGCGACCGGCGAACACCGGCTACGACTTACACCACAACCTGGCGGTCGACGACCCCGAGGCACTTGGATGGCGAATTCGGCACCCAGCCTGCACGCGCGCGTGGTCACGGATCACGCCGGCAACTGTTCGGACCGCCGTGGCTTCGGTCCTCCGGACTCCCAGCTTGTAGGCCGGGTCTGGCTGCCGCTCAGCGAGCATCACCTCGTCGAGATGATGACCACGGGCGCCGTCCGGGAGGTCAATGGCCGGCTGACCTACCAGTACCGAAAGCTCGAGTACGCGATGAAGCACGTCAAGCAGCGCCGCAGCGCGGTCGACATCGGCGCCCATGTGGGCCTGTGGTCGATGCACCTGGCGGACCTGTTCGATACCGTCTGGGCCTTCGAGCCGAACCCAGTGACCGCGGACATCTGGCCCTGGAACGTCCCGAACCCGAACGCCACGCTTGTGCGCTGTGCGCTCGGCAACCGCTCCGGCGCCGTCGGACTCGCGCTCCAAGAGGGACACACCGGGCATACGCGCATCGACGGCGACGGGCCGTTCCCGATCGACACGCTGGATTCGTTCGACCTGAAGGACGTCGACCTGATCAAGATCGACGTCGAAGGCTACGAGCTCGACGTGGTGAAGGGCGCCGAGCAGACGCTGCGCCGCTGCCGGCCGGTGGTCGTCGTCGAGCAGAAGGGCGAGGACGGGCGGCTCGGCATGGAGCCGGACGGCGCGCTGCACTGGCTCGAGCGGCTCGGCATGCGCTCGGAGTTCTGCATCGGCGGCGATCACTTCATGGTGTGGTCGTGACGGCACTGCGGGTCTACATCGGCTTCGACCCGCGTGAAGAGCCAGCCTACCGGGTCGCGGAGTTCTCGCTGCGCCGGCATTCGACCCGACCCCTCGTGGTCACGCCGCTGGTCCTCGACAAGCTGCAGGCCTGCGGGCTTTCGCAGCGCCCGTACCGGATCCACCGCAATTCGCTCTGGGACGTGCTCTCGGATGCGCCGTGCTCGACGCAGTTCTCGAACACGCGCTTCCTGGTGCCGATCCTCGCGCAGACCGGCTGGGCTCTGTTCATCGACTGCGACATGCTGTTCCTCGGCGACGTCGCGCGCCTCTTTGCCCTGGCCGACCCGAAGTACGCGGTGATGTGCGTCAAGCACGAGCACGCGGGCGACGAGGGCACGAAGATGGACGGCTGCGAGCAGACCCGCTACCGCCGGAAGAACTGGTCGAGCGTCATGCTGTTCAACTGCGACCACCCATCCAACAGGGCCCTCAACCTGCGCCTCGCGAACGGGGTGCCGGGCCGCGACCTGCACCAGTTCTGCTGGCTGACCGACGCCGAGATCGGCGAGCTGCCGAATACCTGGAACTGGCTGGTCGGCGTGCAGCCGAAGCCGGCCGGCGTGCAGCTCGCGCACTACACGCTCGGCATGCCGTTCATGCCGGGATACGAACAGGCCGAGCACTCGGATCTGTGGTGGACCGAGCAGCACCTGATGAAGGATCGCGTGGCGTGAGAACACTTCCCGTCGCTTTGCAGACTCATCTGCAGGGCGACGTCACCACGCTCGCCGTCTGCTGGCGCATCACCCGCCGCGACGGCGTGCTGATCCTCGGCACCGAGCACGACCAGGACCTGACGATTGCGACCGGGGGCTCGCCGCCGAACGCCTACGCCGGCACCTATCTCGCGCACGCCGGCATCACCGGTTCCGATGTGCGCTCGACCTCAGACATGAGCGTCGACAACATGGAGGTCACGGGCGCGATCAACCAGGGCGACCTGAGCCTGATCGACCTGTCGGCCGCGGACATCGAGGCGGGGCTGTTCGACGACGCCTCCGTCGTGCTGTTCATGGTGAACTGGCAGGCGCCGGACGACGGGCAGATCGTGCTCAGGACCGGCAACATCGGCGAGATCCGCCGCACGGCCGAGGGCCAGTACCGGACCGAGCTGCGTGGCCTCGCTCAGCGCCTTACCCAGAACATCGTCCGCACCTATGGCTCGAGCTGCGATGCGGAGCTCGGCGACACGCGCTGCGGCATCGACATCACTGCGCTGACCAGCACGGGCACCGTGACGGCCGTCGGCAGCAATCGCCAGTTTTCGGCGAGCGTGGCCTATGGCTCCCCGGCGCTGGGCGAGGCGGGCTACTTCAACGGCGGCCTGGTCACCTGGACGTCGGGCGCGAACGACACCTTCAGCATGGAGGTCAAGCAGGACGCGATCGGCAGCCCCGGCGACATCCTGCTCTACCTGCCGATGCCCTACGACATCGAGGTCGGCGACACGTTCACGATCCGACCAGGCTGCGACAAGTCCGCGGCGATGTGCAAGGGGCGCTTCGCGAACCTCGTCAACTTCCGCGGCCACGGCGCGTGGGTGCCCGGCATGGGCGAGCTCGCGGCGTTCGGCGGCCAGACGGCCGAGAAGAAGCCGCGCCCGTCGCGCTTCCTCAACTGGCCGCGTGACGTCGAGTTCGAGGAACCATGATCCCGGCCCGCGTGATCGACGAGGCCCGCAACTGGGTCGGCGTGCCGTTTCGCCACCAGGGCCGCGACTACAGTGGCATCGACTGCGTCGGGCTGCCGATCGTGGTCGGGCAGTCGCTCGGGCTGTTCGATCAGCGGCTCGACATCGCGAACTATGGCCGCCTGCCGACCGGCGAGCTCGTCGAGCGCCTGCGCGAGCACTGCCGGCCGATCCCGAAGGCCGTGCCGGGCGCGCTCGTCGTGATCGCCTGGACGAAGATCGCCGCGCACGTCGCTGTCTTCACCGGCGAGACGCTGATCCACGCCTACGAGTCCGTGGGCCGGGTCGTTGAGCACGGTTACCGCGGGCGCTGGATTCGCATGACGCATAGCGCGTGGGCGCTGCCGGGCGTGGAGTACTGACGTGTCGAATTTCGGCCAGGCCGCACTGACGATCGGCGGAGCAGCACTCGGCTTCGTGCTGCCAGGCGTCGGCTGGGCGATCGGCGCGACGCTCGGCAGCATGGCGGGCTCGGCGCTCTTCCCGACCGACCTCGGCACCGTCAGCGGCCCGCGGCTCAACGACCTGAACGTGCAGTCCTCGGCGGTCGGTGCGCCGATCCCGATCGTCTACGGCACGTACGCGATTTCCGGCAACGTCATCTGGTCGAGCGGCATCATCGAAGCCGTCTCGAAGAAGAAGCAGGGCGGCAAGGGCGGCCCCACCCAGACGACCAAGACCTATAGCTATTCGGTGAACTGTGCTGTTGGAGTGTGCGAAGGCGAGGTTAATGGCATTTCGCGCATCTGGGCCGACGCCAAGCTGATCTATGACGCTCGCCCGCAGCTCGACGGCGAGAGCGATGCCGACTATGCAGCGCGCGCCGTCGCGAGTGCCGCGTTGTTGGCCAATGCGGAGATATATCTAGGCAGTGCGGCGCAGCTCGCGGACCCGACAATCGAGAGCTTCGAGGGCGTCGGCAATGTCTCGGCATTCCGAGATCTCGTGTACGTTGTGTTCAGCAACTTCCAGCTGGACGAGTACGGCAACCGGATCCCGAATTTCCGCTTTGAAGTGTCGACGGTCGCGTCGGGATCAGGGCAGCAGGTTTTCACCACCAGCGGTACATGGGTTCGGCCGTCGTCCGTCGGAGACGTGACTGTTACCGCCATCGGCGGCGGTGGTGGTGCCGGCGGTGGTGCAGTCGGCAATTCAGGTAACGCATTCGTATACGGCGGCCAGGGCGGCGGCGGTGGCGGGATCTCGGTCGCGACGCTGGCCCTTAGTGCGCTTGGCGGAACTGAAACCGTGACCGTGGGCGCGGGCGGCGCGGGCGGTCTGGGCGCAGATCATACCGTAGACGAGGACGGCCTCGACGGAACGGCCGGCGGCTCGAGCTCATTCGGTTCCCACGTCACGGCTGGTGGTGGTGGTGCCGGCAAGGGTGGCACCAACGGCTCTTATTGGGCCCTCAACGACAACAATGGCGGCAGTGGCACGACCTCGAGCGGAGGGCACGGCGCTACATGGGGCCCAAATACTGTCCAGAGTTTCGGCTCCGACGAAAAGCCGAACGGCGACAATTCACTCGGCGCAGGCGCTGGCGGCGCTGGTGGAACCAGTCGATTCTCACAACTGCCCAAAGGAGTCGATGGTGGCGACGGAGCGGATTCGCCGAACGGGCTGTACGAGGGCGGCACCGGCGGCCACACGGATCGCGCAAACAATACCGGCGTGACCAGCGGTGAGAATGGAGCGGCCGTCACCGGCTACGTTGCGGGCGCAGGTGGCGGTGGAGGTGGGCTCGGCGGATACACTTCACCACAAGAGCCGGGCGCTGCTGGTGCCAATGGTGGTAACGGAAGCCTATACGGCGGCGGGGGCGGCGGCGGGGGCGGTGCGCTTGCGTTCGGCGCGCCGGCCTCGATTGCCGGCGACGGTGGTTTCGGCGCCGCTGGCGTGGTCATCGTCAGCGTTGCCGGGGTGGACGATGGCTGTATCACGCTCGGCGAGATCGTCAGCGATCTTTGTCTCAGAGCCGGCCTCGCCGCTGAGCAGATCGACGTTTCTGACCTGACGGAATGCGTCGACGGATATGTCGTCTCGCGGGTGATGTCGGCGCGCGATGCCATCAGCCCGCTGCGCTCCTATGGCTGGTTCGACTGCGTCGAATCCGACGGCGTACTGAAGTGGCCGACCCGCGGCAAGGCGGCCGTATTCGATTTCACTGCGGACGACCTGGCGGCGCATATCGCCGGCGACAGCCGGCCTTCTTCGGCCGAGACCGATCGACAGCAGGAGGTCGAGCTGCCGCGTCGCCTGCGCGTGCACTACGCCCAAACCGAGCAGAATTACGAGCCCGGCGAGCAGGGCGCATCCCGCCTCGCCGCCGGCGACGTCGAAGTCCGCGACATGGAGGTCGCCGTCGCCATGAGCGACACGAAGGCCGCCCGGATTGCCGACGTCGTGCTCTACGACCTCTGGGTCGCCAGGAACCGCATTCGGACGACCGTCGATCATTCGTGGCTTCACCTCGAGCCCGCGGACGCCGGCACGATGCCGATCGACGGCCGCCAGGAGCGGGTGCGCATCGTCAACATCGACCACGCGCTGCCCGGCCTGCTGCGGGTCGACCTGGTGCGCGATGATGACGGCGTCTACGAGTCCTATGCCATTGGCGCGCCGGCGGCCTACGCGGGCACCGGCGGCGGGTCGCTCGCCATCGTCGGTACGGCCGATCTCGTCCTGCTCGACCTGCCGCTGCTGCGCGACACCGACAATGATGCCGGTTACTACGCGGCCGTCAGAGCCATCGGCAGCACTTCCTTTGGTGGGGCGGTCATCTACCGGTCACCGGACGGCGGCACAACCTACCAGGAGGTGGCGACCGCAACCCTCGAGGCGACCCTTGGTGAGCTGGTGAGTGCACTGCCGGCGGGCCCGACCGACGAGATTGACGCCACCAACGAGCTCCTGGTGAGCCTGGATACCGGCACTCTGGAATCGATCAGCGAGGTCTCGCTAGCGGCCGGCTTGAACGCAGCCGCCATTGGTGCCGACGGCCGCTGGGAGATCATCCAGTTCCGCGATGCGGAATATCTCGGCAGCCCGCCGTACTGGCGGCTGACCGGCCTGCTGCGTGGCCGCCGCGGCAGCGATTGCCATGTCGGCACGTCATTGGCGGGCGATCGGTTCGTCTTCCTCGATTCGGCCATCGTGCGCGTGCCTCTCAATGTGGCCGCGCTCGGCATCGAACAACCGCACAAGGCCGTGCTGGTCGGCCGCAGCCTGGAGACGACCGACGCGGTCAACTTTACCGGCCAGGGCGTGGCGCTCAAGCCGTTCTCTCCGTACAACGCCGAGGCGCTGCGCGAGGACGATGGCGATATCGTCATCAGTTGGGATCGGCGCAGTCGTCTCGGGCTGGATACCGCGAGCGGGCCATCGGTGCCCCTGGCCGAGGAGTCAGAGCTCTACGAGATCGACATCGTCGAGGGCGCCTCCGTCATCCGGACGATCACGGCCACCACCGCCACGGCCACGTGGACCGCGGCACAGCAAACCAGTGACTTCGGCAGTCCCGTCCCGGATGGCCTGCTGGCGCGCATCTATCAGATTTCCGGCACGGTCGGCCGTGGCTGCCCAGCTGAGGTCGCGCTATCGCTGGGCGCGGCCTATCGGATTCGCATTCGGGTGCCGTCGTCGAGCGTGACCGCGACGCTGACCGACTTCCCGGTCTTCGTCGACCTCGCCGACTTGCCGAGCGGATTCTGGGACCACGTAGAGTTCAGCGACGGCCGAGACATCCGGGTAAAGACCGGCGCGGGCGCCGACATTCCGTTCGACCTGGTCCGGTTCGACCCAGAGGCCAGACGCGGTTCCCTGTTCTATCGGCAGACCCTGTCGAGTTCGGCTGACACCGACGCCTACATTCACTACGACGACCCGTCGCGTTCCGCGGTGCCCGTGGGAGCGGCGAACGGCCGCAACGCCGTCTGGGCCGGTTACCACCGGGTATTCATGTTCGGCGACGACTTCGTCGATCGCACCGGCAACGGATCGGCGGCCGAGGTCAACGGGACGCTGCTCGAGACCTTCGACAACGTGTCCACGTCGGCCGACCTCGGCGTGCACCAGGGCGTGTGCTGGGACGGCGAGCACTACTACGTCGTCGACACCAACGCGATCAAGAAGTACGACTCGTCGTTCACCCTGGTCACGAGCAACTCGAACCCGATCGCCTCTGTATCCGGCACCGATCACTGCGGCGATCCGGAGATCATCAACGGTGTGCTCTACATCCCGATGGAGCAGTACACCAACATCACGACATGGAGCGCGCAGCACGTCGCGCGCTTCAATGCTTCCGACCTCAGCTTCATCGGCGCGGTCGACGTTTCAGCACAGGGCCACGAGGTCTCGAGCTGCTGCTACAACCCGGACGACGGCTACCTTTACGTCAGCAGCTATGCCGACGGCTCGAAGCTGTGGCGCTATGACCCGGACGACCTCTCCTACGTCAGCAGCCTCAGCCTCTCGAGCACCATCGCCCAGATTCAGGGTGTTACCTACTGGCGCCGGCGTTTCTGGATCAACAGCGATAGCCTGAATGCCACCGTCTGCGTCGAGAGCAACGGAACGGTCCGCGGCCGGGTGTGGGGTATCACGGGCGGCAACTACGAGGGCATCGGGCACACAGACGACGCGCTGCTGCTGATGCACGACACGACCGGCAGCTCAAACGGCGTGGTCCGTCGCCTCGAGCCGCGGGACGTGGCCGCCGGTGGCGGCGCTCTGCTCAGCGGTTCGGATTCGTACCTGCTCGCGCCCGACATCACGCGGTACACGACCTGGACGGCCGGCGTCACTGCGTCGATTTCGGCGAAGGGCGCCAATTGTGCGATCGTCAGCTATGCCCAGGAAGGCGTGGCGACGAATTCGATTCGGGCGACCCTTTCCTTCAACAACACCAGCGACCGCTGGGGCCTGTGGAACACCACGGATCTGTGGATCCTCGGCTCTGCCTCACCGACGGTGGATCAGCGCTACCGCCTGAACGTCACTCATAACGGCACCACGAACCGCAAGCTCTACGTCGACGGCATCAACGAGGCGACGGATACCACCATCTCCGCGCGGCCGGACACGACGGCGAATTGCCTCTATATCGGCATGGACGACTCGACGCTCGGCGAGGACCTGACGGGCGAGGTCGGGTTCGTGTACCTGCGCGCCTCAATCCTCACTGATGACTGGATCTCCGCCGAGGCCCGCAACCTGTCCGGCGGGTCGCCGTCGTTCTACACCGTCTCGGCCGAGGAGCCGCTCTGATGACGACTTCGACCGACATCATCGCCCGCACCTATGCCGAGGTCCTGCCCGGCAAATTCGCGAGCCTCGAGGCCACCGTGCTCCTGGTCGCGATCGGGCTGCAGGAATCGCGCTTCAAGTACCGCCAGCAATTGGGCGGGCCCGCGCGCTCCTACTGGCAGTTCGAGAAGGGCGGCGGGATCGTGGGCGTGCTGCGACACAAGGCCACCGCCCGCCATGCCCACGCGGTCTGCGTGCTGCGCGGCATCGAGGCGACGCCCGACGCGGTGTACGCGGCGATGCTCACGGACGACCTGCTCGGCTGCGCGTTCGCCCGGCTGCTGCTCTACAGCGACCCGAGGCCACTCCCGGCGCCTGGGCAGATCGTGACGAGCTGGGACTACTACATCCGCAACTGGCGCCCGGGTAAGCCTCACCGCTCCACCTGGGACTCCCTCTATTCGGACGCGCTCGGCGTCGTCCCGCCGCAGCCCATTCTCAACGCCTGATCGGAGGAATGATGGAACAGATCAAGTGGTATCAGTCGACCACGCTGCGGGCATTGCTCGTGGCGCTCGCGTCGCAGGTCATCGTCTGGACCGGTGTAGCCGAGCAGCTGCCCGATGGCGCCGCGACGCTTGCGGTCGACGCGCTGCTGCAGGTGATCGCGATCGCCGCGACGGCCTACGCCGCCTGGGCGCGGGCGAACAGGGCGAACCCGCCGATCACGGACACGGCCGTCCGCAAGACCGAGGAGCGCCAGAGTGGGTCGGTCGAGGTGTCCAAGCAGTCCCAGGGCGGATTCGTCCGTCCGGTCATGCTGGGCATCCTCCTGGCCGTGAGCGTGCCTGTCGCCCTGGTGGTCACAGGCTGCGAGTCGTTGGGCATCCAGCCCGCCCGGAGCTTCGACCAGAACCTCGCCTATGCCTACAGCTCGCATACGGCCGTCCTGGAGTCCGCTGCCAACGCGCTCGAGGCGGGCAGCCTGACGGTCGAGGACGCCGAGGCCGTGCTGGCGCTCGCCGACCAGTCCCGCGTGCTGCTCGACTCAGCCCGGCTCGCCGCCGGCGCTGGTGACGTCACGACGGCCGAGGGCCGCCTGGCGCTCGCCACGAACGTGCTGCAGCAGCTGGTCGCCTACCTGAACGCCCGAGGTGTGAAATGAGCGTCACCGCTGCCCTGGAACTGCTGCTCGCCCTGCTGGCCCGCACGCAGGAGATCTCGATCCTGATCGCAAAGCTCAACGCCGAGGGGCGCACCGAGCTCACCGACGAGGAGTGGGCGGTGATCGTGGCCGCGGATGACCTCGCTCGGGCGCGGCTGCAGGCGTTGATCGATGCGAGGAAGGCGGGCGGTTAGGCGTCCGATATTCTGGGGCCTACCTCTGGAAAACAGGCACTTCCCGGCGTTGATCGGCTGAAATTACTGGACACGAGAACCGCCGAATCCGCCTGATTCGTCAGCAGGTTAAGCCCAAGAGCGGGTCTGGCTACGAACCAGAAGGTCGGGAGTTCGAATCTCTCCGGGCGCGCCACTTCAGCATCAGCGGCGTCCGATATCCGCGCGAGTGTCCGATATCCGCGTCAGCCGATGCTCGGCCTGCAGCCGATCGAGCACCTGGCGGAGATCGGCCGCCGCCGCCGCCGCATCCGGAACCAGGCACTCGCCGCTGGCGAGCTTCGACAGGGGGCCGTAGTCCGGGCGCTCTCGCCAGCGATCGAGCAGCGCTGCGGTATTCGGCGGCGGGTCCTCGCGCAACTGCACCAGCAGCTCGACCAGCAGCGGAATCCCCGACCTGTCGATCTCCTCTAGGCCATTCGGCCACTCGACCGCCCTCGCGGCTTCCGGAAAATGCACCAGCATGCCGATCGCCTGCCGAACCAGGTTGCCGCGACCGGCGATAGGCTTAAGCGCCGCTAGCGGGGCCTCGCGGCCATGTTCTGCTGAGTGGCACAGTGTGCACAGCGCGAGCAAATCGCTGTCCGGATAATCCCACGCGGCCTTCCCACGCCTATACCGGACGTGATGAACATGAAGTTCCAGGTCGCCGGCGCCGCATCGCTCGCACGCGAAGTTTGCTCGAGAGAGGATCTCAAGCCTTCTTCTCTGCCATCGCGGATGGCGTAGATCCTGCCTATATTGGCTCACCGCAGCGGCCTCACCGACACCGGCTTCGCGATGTAGAACCGTCGGGTCGTCGCCTCGTCGGCGTGCCCGAGCCGCTCCTGGGCGTCCTTCACGCTATCGCTGTCGCTGGCACTCTTCCGCCGCAGGTCGTGGAACGTGAAGCGCTCGCCGCCAGCCGCGACATGCTTGGCCATGAGCCGCTGCCAGATCGCCGAGAACCCCTCGACGCTGTAGCCCTGGCCGGCACGAGTCCGTAACACGTAGCGACGCGGGATCTGCGGCGAGAGCCGCTTCGCCCTGGCGAGCACCGCCTCGAGCTCGGGCGTCCGCTCAAACTGCAGACCGGCCCCGGTCTTGCTGGTCTTCACGACAATCCCATCCGCCCGCACCTGCGACCATTCCAGCGCCAGCAGGTCGCCCCGCCTCAATCCCGTCAGCAGCGCCAGATCCATCGCGATCTGCATGCGCTCCGACGCCAGCCCATACACCGTCGCGAATTCCTCGTCCGACACGTACCTCGAGCGCTTCCCCTTCGCCTCTTTTTCCATGGCCCGGACCGGGTTCTTCGTGGCTACGCCCCACCGGATAGCCTTCGCGAAGATGTGCCCGAGCAGCTTGATCTCGTGGCGCGCCATCACCGGCACCGAGCGGCCTTTCTTGTCGCGCCGGCCGTCGACGTACCGGTAGCAGTGCTGCGTGGTGACCCCGTCGGGCATCACGTCACCGAAGACGAGCTTCAGCCGAGTGAGCTGCGCCGCCTGATCATCACGGGTGTGCTCGCTGCGCTTCAGCGGCAGCACCTCAGTCCGGTATCGGTCGATCACGTCGCCGAGGGTGCGCCCCGACCAGCGGCCACCGATCTTCTGCCCGTAGGTGGCCAGCGCCGTAGCCAGGTCCCGGCCGAGCGGCTCCCATTTGTGGGTGTCCGGATTGTCGAAATAGTAGGCGCCCCGCCGGCAATAGACGCGCCGCGGCAGGTGCTTGTCGAATCTACGCCGGCGTCCCATTCAGCGCCTCGAAGTTCGGTTCTTGTCGTGCCGACCGGCCGCCGACCAGGTGGCGATTCATTTCCGCCACGGCGACGACTGGCTCCCCCAAGCCGTTCATCGTGAACTTGTACCCGTGCCGGCGCAACCAGCGGGCCTGCGCCGACGGCCGGGTGTACCCGGTCAGCGACTTGAGCTCGGCCAGCGTCAGGAACAAGTCACCGCTCCTCTTTCACGACGATCACGACGACCGCAACCGCGGCCAGCCAGGCGAACAACGTCAGCCACTGTGCCGGCGTCACGGCAATGCGCGCATCGACGGCTTGCCAGTCGCTGTTTCGGTACTCGACCGTCCACTGCCGCCAGCCGCGGTCCTGGCTGACCTGCCACGTCTGCCGGTACACCAAGCGCCCGCCGTCCGCGATCGCCCGCAGCAGGGCGCAGACGGAGCGGATCAGGGGGATGCGCTCGGTCACTGCGCGGTCAGGGCCGCCAGCCGCTCGGACCGGCTGCGGTGCAGCTCCTCCGGCACCTCGGCATGCAGCTCGCCGAGCTCCTTGCAGACGGCTGTGTAGATCCGCTCGACGGTCTCGGCGTCGTCGGCCTCCGAGATCGCCAGGCGCGCGTCGGCGACGTGGTGGAACATGGTCGACTCGTAGCTGGCCGGATCCGGCAGCTCGGCGTGGCGCAGCTGGTCGGCCACCTGGGGCGCGAGCTCGCGCTCGACGACCGGGACGGCGTTCAGATAGCGATCCATCTCGGTCGAGGAGGGCAGGCGCTTGTAGAGCCGGCGGATGACCGTCTTGCGGGCCATCTCGTCGGGCCACTTCGCCCAGGGGCCGTCGTCGCTGGTGGCGCGGCTCACGGCCTGCACCTGGCGGATGGCCGTGGCGTCCATCACCTCGCGCTCGATCCCGCCGCTCTTGAGCTTGGCGATCGCGTAGGCCGCCACCGGCTTGCCGCGGTCGCCGATCGCCGGCTTGTGCAGGATGCGCTCCTCGTCGCCGAGCTCGTAGTCGAAGTGGTCGCGCTCGTACACGACGTTCGCGCTGATCGAGACCAGCTCGCCGGTGTTGCGGACCTTCTTCAGCAGGCCGGCGTACATCGGCATCCAGGTCGCCGTCTTCACCTTGCGCTTCGAGTCCCTGAACACGACGAACGCGCCCTCGCGCCCGTCGGGCATCAGGCCGTCGTTCGCCGCCCGCAGGCAGGCGAGCAGCAGCGACTTGCGATCGCACTCGAGCAGCTCGGGCTGCAGCTGGATCGCGGTGAGCGTCACCCGGATGAACCGGTCCGCGGCGATCCCGGCCGGCAGCGCCTGCGCCAGGTGGGATTTCATTTCGATCAACTGGACGCCGAATTCCCGGCCGGGGTTTGGTTTGGTTACTGCGTTCAAGTGGTCAGCTCCCTGTGTAGTCGTTCGACCCGCGCGACATTCCGCGCGGTCATGCGTTTCGGCTGGAACTGCAGCGCCGGGCTGGCATAGCCGAGCCGTCGGGCGAGCTCCCGCTTCGTGAATCCTTCCTCGACGAGCTGCTCGATGAGCTGGTGCGTCCGGCCCGGCTTCACCAGAGCGCGGTCGCTGACCTGCGCTGGCGTCACGGCGAGGATCTTGCGTTCGGTGCGAGCGCGGATCGTCTGCTTGCGGCCGGTGCGGATCTCGGTCAGCACGGACAGCGCCACGTCGGAGGCAGACTGCACGGCGCGTTTACCGACCCCGCGGCGGGACAGGCTCATCAGGTGAGCCCGCGCCTTGTCGGCCGAGACGAACCCGTTCCAGTCGCCGGCAGCCCGGGCCTTCGCGCGCTCGCGCTCATAGTCGCTGTTCGACCGCCGGCACTCGAAGCACTTGCAGCCCGCCAGGTAGCGCAGGCGCGTGCCGTGCGGGCGCTCGGCGCCGAGCTCGGCGATGGGACGAAGGCCGCGCGCGGCGAGGGCGGTCATCGCTCAGCCCTCTCGGCGCAGCTCCAGCGGATGGCGGCCAGTTTCGCGGCGCGCGCGGCGGATAGCTCACGGCAAAGGCAACCGCAACTCTTGGTCGTGCCGTTCTTCAGGCGATACTCGGGAAGGGTCACTATCGAGCCGCAATCGCAGGCACATGCCCACAGCGAATTTCGCTGGGCATTGCGACCAACGAATCCGATTACGGTCAGCCGCGTGTATCGAATACCACGCAAATCGACGAGCCCCTTGCGTTGGTTGGTGCGTTGTTCAGATGCCGTCGCCCAGCGAACGTTGCCTGGCTCGTAATTGCCGTCGTTGTTGATTCGATCAAGGCTCGTTCCGTCCGGGCGAATGCCAACGTCCGCCAGGAATGCCTCGAACTCGAACCATCGCTGGCAGACCGTAATGCCGCGACCGCCGTAGTGCCTGAAGTTAAACGCCCTCGGGTTCGTGCAGCGCTGGATCATTCCTGTCCACGTCTTGAACGTGCCGGTACGCTCGCGGCGGCGGGTATGGCCGTGGCGCGCGACGAACCGCCCGTCATCACCCTGCGTGTTGTGCGCGCTCATGACCGCCCCTCAGCTTTGGCAACAGCGGAGCGAAGCCTCGCGGCCACCAGGCCATTGACGGTGTTCGCGTCCACTGCGATGCCGCGGTCGAATCCCGCAAGAACGGTCTGACATGCCTCTAGCAAGTCCGGCGCGGCGGCGATCAGGCAGGCGTTGGCGTTGCGCTCGGCCACGGTGATGCCGCCCATGTGCTCGGCGTCGGTGACAGTGGCTACGCTGCCGCGATAAAGCGGCACGCCGTGCTGCACAATTGTCACGAAACAGACCTGGCCGTTGCTGCCGCAGGCTTCCTCTACTCGCCATGGACCTGGCGTAATCGCGCTCACGACCCAGCCCACTCCGCGAACTGCGCCGCCAGCACCTTGAACTCGGTGCGGCTGAACACGACCGTCGCCGTCGCGCCGTCGTCGGCATCCTGCTCGATCACCAGCTGCCCATCCTCGGCGCTGGCGCGGAAGCCGTAGCCCCGAGCAAGCTCGAGCGACAGGCCGTCGAGTTTCACCGGCTGGGGTGCTGGCTCGGCCTTCGTCTTCGTCACGCGCTTACCCCCCCCCCGATTTCTTCTGGAACGACGCCGAGAAGCACGCCTTGCAGGTCTTCGACGGCTTGCCGCCGCGGATAATCATGTCGTCGACGCCCTTCGGCTCGCCGCAGCGCTGGCAGGTGTGGCTCACGCCGCACCTTCGGACATCAGGTGGATGACCAACCCGTGCTGCGGGTGATTCGAGAGGGTCATGCCGCGCTCCGCCAGGGCCTCGACCAGGGCCGTGATCGGCACGTTCCAGTGAATGGCGGCCCGCGTGTGCGAGACGGCGGGGAGCTTGAGTTCGGGGGCGGTCGGGACCGGGCGCAGGTCGGCGCGGCGTCGGCGCCACAGCGGAGTGACGTTGTTCATCGGGTGCTCCTGGCCATCGCGCGACGGCCGCGGGTGTTGCGGTGGAGGTTGTAGAACTGGCGCTGGTGGCGCGGCTGCATCAGGCCCCGGACGATCCAGAGCACGAAGACCATGGCGCCCAGGACCAGGGCGAGCACCATGACCAGCATTCCCCATCCGGCGATGTCGCCGAGCACCATCGAGATCCTGTCGTATTCGTTCATCAGGCAGCCCTCGTGTAGGTCAGGTCGGCGAGCTCGTCGACGATCGCGGCAAGCTCGAGGAAGGCCCGCAGCCGGGCCCGGGGATCCCGCGCGGCAATCGCCTCTTCCAGCGCATCGGCACGGCCGCGCAGGCGCGACAGTGCGTTCAGCGCCTGACCCATGCGCGGGTCAGTGGCGGCGGCGACTTGGGCGGTGGTGAGTGAGGTCGTCATGGGACGCAACACTAGCGCCGCTATTTTCTCTTGTCAATAGCGCCGCTAGTTCAGTGCCACAAATGGAACCGGCCGCACAAAGGCGGCCGGTCGGGGCGTCAACAGGCTGCGGTCAGAACCGGAAAATCGTGGCCAGCGTCACACGACTGCCATCGGCCTCACCGGCGACGTCTTTGTCACCCAGATCGCTGATCTGCTGATACTCGAGGCGAACCGTCCAGGGTAGGGCGGTGAAGCCCACGCCGGCTCCCCACAGGAAGTTCTCGTTCGAGCGCGAAATGCTTTGCGACGACGACTGGTCTTCGACCGACACGTTGATGTCGTAGTCGATGTCCGTGAACACCATGCCGGCTCGACCAAGCACACTCCAGCCGTTCGCGAAGGGATACATGCCGATCACGGATACCGCCGGCCCCTTCGCGGAGCCTTTGAAGTCGAATCGGCTGCTCGCGACTGCGACGCCATCGCTGATCGTGCCGCGCGCCTTGTACTCGGCCTCGCCGAGGTCCATGTAGGTTGCCTCGAGCGCGAGCCATGGCAGCACCTGGTAGCCGAGGATCAACCCAAACGTGAACGAGTCTTCGCTCGTCTCCGACGATCCGTCGAGCACCGCAAATCCCAGGTCATTGAAAAGACCAATGAGCGAGTTGTCGAGGCCTCGCTGGTCGAGATCGACGCTCGATTGTCCTGCGTCGAATCCCACGTAGAACCCAGCCTCTTCGCCCGCGTTCGCGGTGCCGATTGCACCTGCAACGGCCAGGGCGGCAACAATGAATCTTCGCATCTCGTCACTCCTTGTGGTCACAAATCACGTTCCTCTCGCGAGTCGTGCGTGGTGTGCGCGATCGCTTTTTCCGCGCTGATTGCTGGTTCTTTGCCGCGGCGCTCTTCGCCCGCTCCTGCGCTGCAACGGCCACCTCGATCAGCTCGCGATACAACCGCTTCTGCAGTGGGTCCGTCAGCTTGTCCCACTCCCGTCCGAGCAACATGCCTTCGGCGGAAGCGGTCGTGCCATAGAGAGTTACCGATTCTGCGACCCGGTTCTCGGCCTTCACAGGCGCAACGGCTCCTGCAGAGGCCATCTCGCCCAGCTTCTTCGCGAGGCGCGGGCTGAACGCTGCGACTGGACAGGCCAGGCCCGCGGCGAACTTGACCGCGACCTCGGCGTTCAGCGCTCGATAGCCGTGCAGGTATTGCCACAGGTTGCCCTGTGTTCCGATGTCGTGTCGGCTCGCAAAGGCCTCCTGGCTGAGTCGCGTCTCTTTCGGCTGGCTCCTGAAGAGCTTGAGCAGACGCGCGGCATCTTCCTTTTGCCAGTCAGCAAGCGTCGATTTCTGTGCTGGTCTGGGCATTGTGGAATTGTGTAGCAGCGCTAGTAACAGGCCAACGAGCGCCGCTATTGACTCGCCAAACTAGCGCCGCTAGTATTTCGGCCGTGAACCTCCAGACCTACCTTGAAACACATCAGGTCAGCCAATCCGAATTCGCCAGACGCCTCGGCATCACGCCCGGGCTCGTCTGGCAGTGGCTGAACGGCGTACGACCGATCTCGGCGACCAAGGTCATCCCGATCGAGACCGCCACCGGTGGGGCTGTCTGTCGTCACGAATTGCGCCCCGACATCTACCCGCCCTCCGAGGTCGCATGAGCCTGCCGCTCAAGGATTTCCGACTCGGCATCACTGAGGCGATCGACATCTGGCTCGACGCAGAGTCCGTCGCGTTCGGCACCGACAAGGCCGCCGTGGCGCGCGAGATCCTGCAGGAATGGGCGAAACGAAAAGCACATGCCTACAAGGTAGCTACACGCCGCATGCACGCCAACGGATTGCAGCCGGAGTTGCCTGGACTCGTGACGGAAGACGACGGAGTCCGGCGGCAGGGTGGCCGGCCATGACAGGCAAGAATCTGACGAATATCGATCTGCGGACGAAGGTCACGATTGAAATCGACGTGGTCCTGACGGCCAAGAGCAAGGCTCTGGGAGTCGACAAATCGGTGCTCGTGCGCGACGTGTTGGCCAAGTGGGTCGCTGACGAGCTTTCATTTGTGGCGTTGCTGCACGCCGAGCAGAAGAACACGGAAGAGCGGCAACAACGATCGCGCCGCAGGCACTTATCTCAGCGGCAGAAAAATGCCGTCTTCGCCCGCGATGGGCTCAAGTGCAAAAGCTGCGGTGCAGAGCCGGAAATCGATCATCTGCACATCGATCACGTCATCCCCGTGAATGCCGGCGGCAGCAGTGAATTGTCAAACCTTCAGGTGCTATGTCGGCCCTGCAATTTGCAGAAGGCGAACAAGATTTTGCCTTTTTCTCCGGGCGAGGGCGCGTCAGGGAGGCACGGCTGAGCGCTGCTCGACCGTAAGTCTCGGCCCCTCGCTACGGGCCTAAAAATCTGGCGGGTGCCGGGCGTTGCTCCGGTAGCGGGAGGGCACCAAAAACAGCTCCCGTCCGGCGAAACCGACTCACGGTGGCAGGTGACGGTTTCGTCCCTACCTCGCGCGCGCAGGCGCAACGGGTAAGGGCGAATTCCGTCCGATCTACGGCGACAGGAGACCGGAGTGGAGAGAGAAGAAGCAGTCCGGAGAGTCATGGGGCGATTGAGCGGGCTGAGCGTTCCAGACGATGCAGGAGCGGCCCAGCGGTGCATCGCCGAGGTGCTCGCCGACGACGGATGGGAAGTGCAGCGCGAGGTGCGTGTACCGACGCGCGGCGACGGAAGGGGAGGGCGAGTCGACGTGGTTGCCAGCTGCTGTGGTCAGGAGGTCGCCATCGAAGTCGATCGAGAGCGGCCGCGCAGGAAGTCGGTCGTGAAGCTGCGATCGCGGGATTGGATCCGCGTGATCGCACTGCGAAACCCGAACCCGGCATTCGACCTGCAGACCCCCGGTGACCTGGTCATCGTCGGCTTGGTCAGTGAGTCATTCGAGTGAACGGCCACGGAGAGCTGAGCGTGGATCATGAAATCGATAACCTGCGAATCATGGGGGCGACCGTGGCGAGCGCGAGTATCCGATTGACGATCCCGCCGGCCCGCATCCGAGACGTGCAGAAACTGCTGCAGCTCGAGGCGCACGGGTTCATCCCGAAGGGGCAGGTGCACTTCGATCCCGACGATCAGGCGTTCGTGCTCGAACTCGACGGCGAGGCCGTCAGCCATGTCCTTGACCTGCTCATGATCGCCACGGACTGCCGCGATGCGGAGACCTGGGCGGAGCGTGTCGAGCGCGAACGATCGCAACTCAGCCTGACCTTTACCGCCGCGGATGAGCCTCTCGATACGGTCTGGCCATGAGCTCAAGCGCGGACCTCTTCAGCCAGGACCTCGTGCAGCCCGACCTGCGCGGCAGCACAGCCTGGCGTGACATCCCGGATCCGCAGGACCCCAGCAAGACCCTCGAGTGGGTCAAGGAGTCCTTCTGCGGCCGCTACACGATCACCTGGTCGGCGAGGCCGATCGCGGAGGATCCAGAGGCAAAGATCTTCCTGCTGTGGCGCCGGCACCCGCTGGTGAACGGTCGCAAACCCACGCCGAGCCTGATCGGCGGGTTCCCGACGGCGAGGGGAGCGCGCCTGGTGGCAGCCGAGCACGCGGAGGCGAACCCGTGAACTGCCAGAACCCATACCGGGCACCGTTCGATCGCTGGTCCGACGAGGCCCGCCAGGCATATGCGGCCATGCCGACGAACCGCGAGGGCATGGTGATCAACCCGCGATACCTGCCGAGCCGGACCGAGCAGATCGCCCTGACGGCCCGCTGGCGGGAGTGGAGCCGGCGCTTCCCAGGCTGGCTGCACCCGACCTGGCTGGAGGGCTGGTTCGCCGAGGCCTCGACGAACGGGCTCACGCCATGAGCCAGCTGCAGGTGGATTGGCTCAGCGACGCCCAGGCCGAACGCAAGCGCGGCACCCGCGGCTTGCTCACGGATACGCCCCGAGCGCGCCGCAGGGACCCGCAGACGAGCCACCAGGCCGCGGAAGGCATCCGACGCTCAGGCGAGCTCGGCAAGCAGCAGCGCGCCGTCCTGGAGGCCGTACGGGCTCACCCGGGCAAGACCGCCGTGGAGCTCGCGCACCTGGCCGGGCTCGATCGCTATGCCGTCAGCCGGCGCACGGCCGAGCTGTCACCGGTTCACATCCGGCGCGGGCCGCCCAGGATCTGCACGGTCAACGGGCGCCCGCAAACGACCTGGTTCATCGTCCACAGGGAGCCGTGATGCAAGACCCCGACCAGCACGACGACTTCGATAACGGCCGCCGGTTCTTCACCGGCCTGATGAATTCGATCTGGATCACGGCGTCGATCGGCGCCCTGGTGTGGATGATCTGGCGGATCTTCGCCTGATGCGACGCCACCTCGAGGACCAGGAGCAGATCGCGCTGATGCGCTGGGCCACTCTGGTCCGGGTGGGCGAGGGCACCCTGGCCGATCTGTTGGCCCACTATCCGGCTGGCGGGTGGCGCAACCCGATCGAGGCCGCTCGGTTCAAGGCGATGGGCGTCAAGGCTGGGCTGCCGGACATCCTGCTGCCGATGCGGACCGAGACCTACGGCGCCGGCTGGTGGGAGCTCAAGGTCGGAAAGAACAAGCCCACCGAGGAGCAACTGCGCTGGCATGCCCTGTTGCGTTCGATGGGCCACTACGTGCAGACCTACTGGCACTGGGCCGAGGCCGCGAAGGACATCCTCCGCTACCTGGAGAAGGGACCGTTCCAGGTCGTCGTGAGGGCGAAGCTGTGAAGTGGTACGGCCGCCCGCCAGCCATCAAGGCCGAACACATAGGCGAGATGCTCACGATCCGCAGCACCCTGGAATCGCTGCCGTTCCGGGTGCGGATCTGCGGGGAAGGGCTGAAGGACTTGGCGGGTCGCTGGGGCGTGAGCCCGCAGACCGCGCGCGATTACCTGGGCAGCCGGCCTCCCAAGCGATTCCTGCGGAGGGATCGCTGATGGCCCGCTGGCACGAGGACGACGTCGATATCGCCTGCTCGGCCTGGGCGTGGCAGTGGGTCGCGAACTTCAAGCGGGCTCCGGATCGCGCCGGCCGCTACATCGGCCCGATGTCCTGCACGCTGGGCCGAGTGCGCGAGCTCGCCGACGCTGCCGCCTCGAATACCGAGCACGGCCGCAGCTGGCCAGAGGTGTTCCTCGGCACAGGGCTCGTCGTCGCCGTCGTGCTGAAGACCATGGCCGCCGGCCAGCGCGACCTCATCTGGCACCACTACATCGGCCGCTGTTACGACCAGACCACCTGGGAGCGGCTGAGGCGGCCCACCAAGCAGCAGACCATCGCCCAGCGACTCGGCCTGAGCCTCGCCGAGTACTACCACCGGCGCGACACGGCCAAGGCCTGCATTCGTACCTGTCTGACTCTAGACACGAAAGTTCTGTATCAAGCCCGGTCCCAGATGGTTGAATCCGCAAAGCTAGGCTCACCCTGTGAGCCTTCCGCGTGAACTCCCCCTGTTGTCGTCACTCTCCCGACGTCAACGTCTTCGCCGCCTTCGGGCGGCGTTTTTTATTCCCGGTCCCGACCAGGACACGCCACAGCTTGTCTCCTGAAACCTGAGCCTGCGCTCGGGACCGGATCTATTGCGAGGTCG